TATAACGAGTACCCTTAGAAACCAGGAGCAGATCAGCGATTGGACCCTTCTCAGTAGAAGAAGTCGTGGTATAATTGATGTCTGCTGTTACTGAAGTATAACCAACACGTTCTGGTTTCTCAAAGATGTTGAACTTGAATGTGTCGCTAGTAACAGAACTGATAGATGCTTTGGTCGTGAAATCACTTGGTGTGACTACGATCTTACCATAGTCGTCAATGGAATCATCAACTTCAATAATCTTAGAAGTATCAAGTGATTCTAACTTGTAGAATAGAGTTTTAGGAACTTCTGGGGTGAAGTGTACAGATGCCTTAGCACCACTAGAACCAGGGACACCACTGTAACTAACTTCGATAGTAGATTTGCCAGAACCAACAAAAGACTTCTGGTACGTTGAATCTAGATAGAATCCAAGTTTGGTATTTGACAAAGACGAATCAGTCATGTCAAACTCAAGCAGATCGCCGTCAACAACGGTGACTTTGGGGTTTGCTGAGTTGCCAATACTCACAAACCTGTTACCAGGATTGTATGTAAGAGCGATAGAACTAGTTCCCGTAGAAACAATGTTCATATCAATCTCATCCCCAGGACGCATGGTGTGGGGATTCTTGGTGGTAGCAGTTACATCAGTAATCTGAATTGTGCCAGTGATTTCTCCTCTAACTGTTTTGAAGGAGTGGGTATTGCCAACACCGATGTTGCTGTAGAACAGTGCCCGACTATTGGGAGAATTGATCTGGTCCTGCATGGTGACAACACCAACAGTGCTGTTGTCGATAACCTGAACGAACAGGGTTTCTGGCAGAGGAGCAGACCAACCAGAAGCAGTGCCAACACCAGCAGTCAGATACTGGATGGCAGTGCCGTCATCATAGTTGTAAGTAATCTTTTCCCCGTTCTTGAACGGATGGTTGGGCAGGAAAATAGTACCCTTGGGAATAGCACGACTACCACCAGTACCTAGGATTCTTTGGTTGGTGATAGTGTGAGTTTCTCCTTGACCAATAGATGCACCAATACCCAACTGGGAGGTGGCATCAAAATAGACACGTTCGTCTAGTGGTGTGGGGTCACAACTTGGAAGACCGAAGGTAAACTTACGCTCAAGACGATCAATACGTGAACCATTAGTATGAGCGACACCAGCAGTGCCATTTTGGGCACGCAGCAGGTCAAGTTCATTTCTTGCAGTATCAATTCTATAAACACGGAACTGCTCACTATTGATACGGATGATGTCATCAATTTCAAATTTAGATGGATCATCACTGATCTTGACACTGGTAGTAATGCCACCATTGACGCCCAGGGCATTGATTGCGGTAGACAGACCAGATTTGACAGAACTTACCGTAACAGTATGACGACCTTCAAGTTCGTCATGCAGGGTAGAAGAGACATCATCTACCCTAAGTGAAGTTCCAGTAACTAGGTTATGAGGAACAGTGGTAATACCAGTGACACTGCCACCGGTATATACAAACTTAGTATCAGGATAACTGGTTACAGTCGATGTGAAAGAGCTAATGATCGGACCACTAATTTTTGAAACGTGGGCGATTGCGCCAAATCCGCTGGTTTCACTGTTATCAAATACCACGTTGTCACCAACACCGTACTCATTACCGCCATCAATAATGTCCAGTGAAGTAATTCCACCACTGTTTGTCGAGACGATACGGGATTGGACGAATGTATTTTTCTGTGAGTTCGAGACGAAATCATATGAATTGATGTTGTAGTTTCTAGTATTCCTGACCAGACCGTACTTCAAGGGATCATGCTGTTGGTCAAATCCGAATCCTAGATTCAACACCTCTGGTTGAGATCTATAAGAATCTCCCACAACATATGGGAAGATGGGTTCTCTGCCATTGTTGAAAGGACTTCCAGAGTTAGAAATCTGGTTACTAGTTACCGTAGTGAAGTATGCATACACTCCATTTGGATATTCTGGAGTGACAGTAAATCTACCATTATGTTCATCAAGGTCACCGAAACCAGGTCTGTATGTGTAGTCCTCAACAAAGAATCCAGCAGGATAGTTTACGATACTAGGACCGTTAGTACGCTGACCAGACAATTTCACATAACTGGATTGCATATATCCAATAAGACCGCTACCGTTGGGATTCTTGAATCCCACAGGTCCATAGATGGGGTTGCCGTCATACGCCCAACCGAGGATGGGTGAGTGGGCACCGCCAAGGTCTTGGAGATAATTCCTCAAGTTACGTGGTGCATAGTAATTTACGTAAGGGTTGCCAAGATTGCTGTCCTTGGCAACTTCGTAATAACCATCATCCGTAGATACATCACCAAAACGTGCATATCGATTCACCTGGTTGATAGTCCACTCATTCAGATTAGCAGAGTAGATTGCATGACCACCAGGAGTCTTTGCTGCAACAGTAGTTTGGGACTGGGTGTAGTTACCACCCTTTTCAATCATCTCAATGGCAATAATCTGACCATTAGAAACAACTGCTTTCGCCTTTGCACCAACACCGTCACCAGTGATGACAATATCCGGGGTGCTGAAGAAATCTTTACCACCAGACTTGATGATAATTTGATCTACTCGACCATTGACGATGAACGGTTGCAAGAATGCTTCTTTACCAATAACCGTGTTGATTTCTGGTTTGAAGTTATCATTGATTACGGTAGAACCGAAATTATCACCAGGAACGGTAACAAAGACGTTCTGAACAGAACCTCGTACAATAGGAGTTGCCGTGGTGTTAGAAGTTGTAATGCCCTGACGACCACTAACAAGAACCTGAATCGCAGGATCTTTGAAGGTATGCGTTCCTGACCCAGGACCGTTCAGTTCAATAAGATTTTGATTATTTTTGTCCGTAGTCAGTTGGAAAATGTCATCAGAGACTTTGGACACAAAGTATTGACTGTCATCAACCAAACCTTGAATGTTTGCAACATCAGAACTATAGACAACAACATCGCCACTGTTGAATCCGTGGTTGTTGATTTCAATGCTGTTAGTAAATGTATTGATGCCAGCAATAGTGGTAATTTCCCTATTATGGAAAGAACCGGTTCCTTCAATCAGGATCTCATCAATCCTGCTACGTCTCCTAACAGAGGTGAATCTTTGAATACCTCCACCACTACCAGTGATAGGAATAATAACCTCAACATTCGTTGCCAAAGAATTTGCTTTGGTCTCAGAAAGACGGAATGAGAAGTCATCGATCTTCCTTACAAAATACGATGAAGAATCAATGAGGGTTCCTGGTGTCGTGCCAATACCAATATTGCTTGTGCCATTCGTGGTATAAATGATCTCCTCACCATTTGCAAATCCATGAGGTTTGGCAAACAGGAAGGTATCTGTTGAGGTGTTTACCACACCACCAGTTGTTGTGCTGTCAAAATCAATGACTCTGGGCACAGTTTTCATCTTTGCCCGTGCCACAACATCCTTATGGTTGCCGCCAAGGATGGATACTGTAGGAACTTCCTCGTAGTCAAGTCCCACAGTGTCGTCATCGTCCACCAGGACCTCCTGTAAGGTGCCTTTCATCTGTGCAATGCAAGATGCACCCACTCCGGTGTGTCCTGCCTGTGCAACCGATAGACGGGGAGGATTGATGACATCATATCCATCACCACTATTCAGGACAGTGACAGATTGCAGGGAACCATAGAAAATCTTGTCAGTTGCTTTATATGAATAGATCTCAACACCGTTGACAAACAGACCAACGCCACCTTGTACAGTTTTGACTGGACCAGTTGGGGAAAATTCTGGTTTGTTGAATTTACGCAGCAGTTTCTGAGCACCTAAGTCGGTGTTGTAGAAAATTGTAGGAGTCAGTAACCCAGACTGGGAGGCACCGATATCTGCTGCGGTGAATACATCAATATACTGACCACTACGAACGTTCTCGGGAGTAAATGCCAGAGCAATCTGACTATCACTGATCCTCTTGACAAAGTAAGACTCACCCTCAGTAAGGTTGGTCAGTGCAGTGCCAAGAACGTTCTGATAAACAACCTGATCGCCATCATAGAGGTGGTGATCGCTAATGTCGATCAGATTAGTGGCACTGTTTGGAGTGAAGAAAGCACGATCCCTCTTGGAAGGATTGATCGCCCAGTGAGGAATGCTATTTGATGCAACAAAGACATTATCGTCTGGATCAGAATAAGTATTCTGAACGTCAGCAATAACTTGCTGGTTGAGTTTCAGATTACGACGGACTTTATAGCGTTTTTGTGGAGTGAGAGTTGAACAAGCAACTGTGATGCTATCATCAGAGATAGATGCAGTGATAGTGCCAGGAATTACGACATTATCAACATCAATGATGTCAATCGTGTCACCAGCAATAAAAACATGATCGGTGTCAAGTTTGATATTGTAGTTGTTGGAACCGTTTGCGGTAAATTCTAGAATACCGTAAGATACAGCGGTATTGTAGATCCAACTAGACCAGCGACGATCATTCTGCTCTATACCCAGAGTCTTGACATTGATGTCACTGCCTTTCTGCTGATTGACTGCCTCGCCATTGAATTTGGAGAGAGATCCAACAATCTCCAGTTCAACTGGGCGTTGCAAGTCTCCATTCTCATAAGACTTTGCATTGATTCCTTGAGTTACTGTTGACCCAATAGAAATAGCAACCGGACAGGCAACATCAAGATCAAATTTAGTATAACTTTTGTTATTGTATCTAAGGACCTTATTATCTACCTGGATATTGCCACTAGTGCTAAAACCAACGGTAGAATCGACAAAGATGGAAGTAGCACCAAGGGGTGCCTGAACAGTTGTGAATGTCTTGTTTGTTTGTTGGAACTCACCAAAAGTGGTGTTCTCAGAAATAGCAATGCTGTAATATGTTGTGAGACCAACAATAACAGACTCGACATTGTAGATCGATCCTTCAGTCTTAGTGGGAGAAGTGTCCTGCTCTAAAGATTCTCCAGCAATTTTCAGGGCATCACCACTAATACCTTTAGCAATGATGACATCATTAGTGACATAATCCGCCGAAGACGGACGAATCATAAACTTGGCAGGTTGAATCATTTCAACCGGTTCGCCATACAAAGCACCAAACAGAATCTTGAATGCTTCTTCTGTTCCTTTGGAACGATAAAAATCTTTTGCTTGACGGATAAAGTTGGATTGATCAACTCTACCGTGCAACGGACGCTCCGAGAAACCAGGCAGCACCTGCTTTTTCAGTTTCTTCAGGAACTGGGTCAAGAAAACATTACTAAGGTTTTCTACCCTTGCACCAACATCATGAGTGCCTACACCACTGGTGCTGAAGGTCAGATACTCGGGTTGGTTGGTTTTGGCGTTATTTTCAATACCACTGAATCCACGGGTGCAACCAGTGAAAGAGTTTGTGGTGATACCAGTATAGGTAATGATCTCATCGTTGATCTTCAGCAGACCATACCTATTAGGCCAACCTTTTGTTGACACAACTTCAATGGTTTTTTGTCCACCATCACGATAAGACGTGAGTGATGTAAAACCAATCAGGTTCTCATTGTTGAGAAAGTCGAGACCCTTGTATTCAACCAGGTTTTCAGCAATATCAATCGATCCCCCTTGGAATTCCTGGGAGATATAATACTGCTTTAGAAACTCTCCAAAATCAGGATTCTCAGCATCTATAGACGCAGGAATTTGACTTTGAACAACCTCGTGTATTTTTACTCGGCTAAGAGAGGTCTCTATCATTTATTCCGATACTATTTCTAGTTAGATGCACCAGTGCTAGTTATAACAGTTCCACGGACCTTCTTGTCAGCAAAGTAACTGGACTGTGGGACGAATTGTGATCCAGAAGTATTGGCACCGGTTGCAATACTATCCTTCCTCATGTAGAAGTTGCTCTTAGAGACATCAAACTGCAAGTACAGTTCGTTCTTTGCAAGAACATCGTTCGATTGAGGAATTGCCTCAACCTCAATAATATTGTCACCCGCAAGAGTGGATGTGATGTTGATGGTGTCAAGAACAATCTCACCTTTGGCATAATCAATTCGACCAAGATTCTTGGTGATAACTTTGATGCTATCATCCTGAAGAATCTGGAACATAAAGATCGTACCCTTATCTGCACTCACCTTTTGGTCACTGAAGTAACAAGTTCCAACAACACCAGACGCAGTAAATCCGGTAGACCGGATGTTATACTGCTCATCAGGTGCATACATGGTATTGAGGAAACAAATCTCATACTGGGCAAACTGATCGACTTTGGCAATCAGATCCCTTCTCATTCTCACTAGGGTGATATTTGAAGTGATAGAAGTATCAACATTGTCAATCGTAGATAGAATCTTACTGTACTTGAACCTACCTCCGAATTTGTTGAGTTCCTTGCCAGACCCAAAAGTAGAAAGAGCTTTGATAACATTAGTCTTCAGGTTGTCAATATCTCCAACAAAGTTAGAGTTGTAGTATACATATGAGTCAATCTCAACATACAGGAACTTGAGATCAATGAACGTAGGAACAATTCCAGCAATAGAATAACTCTTCAATTCAGTCAGAAGATTCTTCTTAGTCAAGTTTGACAAGAAAGAACCGTTCTTAGGTTTGGCAGCAATGTAAACCCGACCAAACTGGGGAGGATCTAACTCCTCACCACCATAGGCACTAACCGACTCAATGTTAGGGAAGATTGCCGGGAGGATTGCTTCATAGTCATTCGCCGTCACTGCCCTGTATTGGGACGCATAGAGGCGGGGAGCGTAATACTTGACACTCTCCAACGGTTCAATGCTATCGCCGTTCTGAGACGCTTCTAGGGCAACTAGAGCAGCACTGAACCCAGACTCAGTAGCACCATCCTGATCTTTCAGAGTGCCTGAGAAGTTGAACTGCTTGACACCATTACCCACCTTACCATTGGTCTTGATATAACCAATTTCGATGACATTACCGGACGACAACTTCTTACCAAAGATATCATCGCCAAACAAGACCTCATACTTCTCGTCAGAAGTCTCTTGTAGCAAATAAATGTTGGATGTAGAGGTGACACCAACAATAGTGTCAACTAGGTTGTAATCAACGCTAGTATTGTCAGAGGCACTATTCTTGATCTTGACTTTGATCGTAGAAGTGTCAACATTGTTGTTGGGGATCACGAACCTTTGATTGGGTTGTGATTGATCTACAGTAAAAGTATTCTTGATATATTGTCCTTGATAAATCTCAATGTTTGCCGCTGCTTCGCCATTGTCTGCTGGGAAAGTGATCTCCTCAGGAATGGAGAACAAGAAACTGGTGTCATTAGTAGAACCATTGGCAACAATGCCAGGTTGGATACTTACAGTCTCAGTATCAGATGCAAGACTAGAAAGGTCAATGGCAACCAGAGCACGCGCTGCTCTTGCTGAACGAGGAACATATCCAATGTTTCGTGCCAGGGATACAACGTTCTCCCTCAGCGTTGCAGAATCAATGAAAGTCTCATTGACCGCCATGTTGGTGTTATAGGCGGTGCTATAAGCATTATACGCTAAAATATTGATTAGGATGCTGAGGTTAGATCCCTCAAAGTCCATATCTGTGAAGTTACTGTTCTCCCTCAGATAGTCTTTGATGGACCTCTTGATGTCCTCAAAATTCAGATTGGTAAATTGGGTGAGTGCCATTATAGCCTAGTAGGTTCAAGTACGAATGATACCGACTGAGCAGGTCTAGTCAGTCCCACAATGTCGTAACTAATAGTCACCGCAAGTGCATTATCATCGGGTCTGCTAATAACCTGGATGTCTGTCAGGTCAACCCTTGGTTCAAAGTTGGTTATTGTAGTCTCAATCTCTCCTCGAATGGGATCAATGTAATCATCGTTCGCTAACTCAAATAACGAAGCGGTAATTCTTGTTCCCAGAAGTGTATTGAAAAATACTTCGCCTAATCGGATACGGACCAAGTTTTGAACGGAACGCTTGATAGCATCTTCGTTCTTCAGAGGAATTATGTCTTTAGTAACTGGATGAGTTTTCATGGATAAGGAAATATCCTTGAAACCCTCCGACGTTCTCTGAATCGGCACTGTGACCCTAATATCTCGTATATTTATCTATTTAGAGGCACAAAAAAGGAGGTCCTTTCAGACCCCCTCATGCCCTAAGTAACAAATCTCTACATCATCTGGGTGTGGGTAACCATTTGCATAGTATTCGTCAGCAAGGTCTTGAGAATATTCTTCCATTTCTGCTTCTGTGATGGAAGCGTAAACTTTCTTCCCACACACCCAAATATCATATAGATCCATAAACTTATGGCACAGACTCAATTATATAGGGATATCA